TTTGTACTATTTTTTTCAGAACCTATACTTTGATTAACGTGTATCTTAACTCTTGTACCACTCGTGTTTGATGGTCTTGGTCTATATCCACCAACAACTGTTACATCACCTGCATTATATCTACTGTAAGCATTTAATCTAGTGCCACCCTTCCCTGATCCATAAAAATTTACAACAGTCTGTAGTTGTGTTCCACGAAAATCAGATAACTTTATTTGTCCTGATGTAGGAACTGCACCACCACCATCTATAGAACTATAAGATAATTGTCCTAGTGATAAAGGATAATTACCCTGTCCATTTGTTGAGCGATAAGAACCTAATTTAGTGGTAGTTCCATTAGATTCTGTGAAACCAAATTCATTTGCGATATCACCAAGTGTGATTTGTCCTGACGATTGTAAAGTCATTACTTTTTAAGTTCGTTTATTTCTGATTTAAGTTCCTTAATCGCTTCAATAAGAACTGGTATCAGTCTATCGTAGCGAACACCAATAGTTCCATCACCTCTTTTCTTAGTCACACCGGGAAGTTTTAATTTCTCGACCTCTTGTGCGATAATTCCAGTATCACCACCTTCGAGACCCCAGATTCCAGCATTAGATTTCCAATCAAATGTGTTACCTGTAAGAGAACTAATCATGTCTAGTGCATTATCAATCGGTGATACATTTTCTTTCATTGTCAAGTCAGAAGAACTAAATGCGATTACATCACCTGTAAATGTTCCAGTTCCTGTGACGGATAAGTTACCACCAAATGTTCCTGTGCCAGATGTATTTAAGTTTCCGTTATGGTCAATGTCAGCATTAATCTCTACTTCATTTGTGGCAGCATCTAAGATTAATTTACCAGATGATGTTGTAACAGTTTGATTATCTGCTAAACCAACTGTTACATTACCAAATGTTCCACCAGCAGCAGTAATATCTCCACTAAATGTGACGCTTGATCCATTGAAATTACCAGTTAAGGATAAATTTCCTGTGACTGTTAAATTATCGTCAACTGTGACTGTACCACCAGCTGAGTCTAATGTTAGATTTCCTGATGTGGTGTCAATTTCATTTGCATCAATCCTTACATTATCAATCTCTGCTCTTGTGTTAACATCAAGGACACCTGATACTGTTAAGTTATCATCAACTGTGACTGTACCACCAGCTGAGTCTAATGTTAGATTTCCTGATGATGTGTCAATTTCATTATCACCTGTAACACCAATTCTGATATTACCATTTGTAGCACCCTGAGAATTAAAGTCACCACTTACAACTAAGTTATCTTGTACTGTGGTTGTGCCACCTTCAGAGTCAATTATAATATTGCCACTTGTAGTTCCAAGCATATTTGCTGTGGTAACACCAATTTTAAAGTCAGCGATTTCAGCACCACCATCAATATCCATCAACCCTGTAAATGTGGATAATCCAGTAACATTTAAGTTACCGACTGTTGATCCTCCACCAACATTGAAGTTCTCTCCAACATTTAAGTTTAATTCGATACCAACTCCACCATCAGTGATTATTGAACCTGTATCTTTAGAATGAGAATTAGTAGTATCCTTTATCTCTAAAGTGCTATTCAACTTCATTGTGTCGTTGAAAGTAATTGCCTTATTAACTTTAACAACTTCATTAAATGTGACGGGGCCATCAAACTGAGTGAGAATGGTTCTTGACTTACCACCCTCAACAACTAATCTTTCTTTGACGATTACTTCATCAAAGATAACTGATAATCTTGATGGATCTTCACCTGTGACTGTTGGGATAGGGGCATCAAATGTTCTCTCCTGACCAGTCGCAGAACTAACTCTCTTATTACCAATAAAGAAGTCACCTCTATTGTTCATACCTGTGTAAACAACAGTACCACATGATCTTTCCTGTGACTGTGTTAGGAACTCTTCTCTTTCTGTAAGTGTTCTGACCTGAACCTGTGGAAGTGCAGTTGAATAGTTACCGGGCCCGAATCCAAGATATTCAAATGTATGTCCAGATGCACGAATGATAGATGGTCGTCTAAATTCTATTGGTACTGGTTTTATTTTTCTTATTAACTCACCTGCTGTATGATCTTCTTGAATAGTTCCTAATGCACCACGAAGAACTTTAATTTCATTGTTCCCTGTACCAGTTACATTTGCATCTGTAACTCTTAAAATTTCATTTCCAACTTGAACATAGGAACCAAGATCAAATCTTGCAGTCGTACCCACACCTACGTTAGCAAGATTAACTTGTAATGTAGTTCCTGTGGTTACAGTTGCTCCAAGAGTAAATGTTTCATTGTCATAGAATGATAATCCTCTTGAACCAATGTTCTCATTCTCTTTATCTGATGCTAGTGTAGCAGCAGTCATTCCGTCACGAAGAACGTGAGCAGGGTTTGTTAATTGAGTTGTTGTTTTGGATGAGAATGATGTAGGACTTATAACATTACTTACAAAGAACTTACCAATATTCTGATTACTTGTATCATTTACTTGGAACTGATTACCAACTATCAATCCATGTCCGGATGTAAATGTGAAAGTAGTGATTCCAGCAGTCGCATCAAATACAGGAGATCCTGTAATTGTTGCAGATGGGCCTTGGTTGATAGCAAACTGATTTGTGAAAATATCTGGACTACCAGCAGTCAATGCAACAGAAACCTGAGTTGTTGATGGGATTGTAGCAATACGATATAGAGCATCAGATGCTGTACCTATACCAGTGATTTGTATTACATCACCGATATTAGTTGTAATACCTACAGTGGCGATAGTGACCTTCGCACCAGATCCACCAGTTGCAGTATTATCAATGTTAAGTGTCTCTCCATTTACATATGCAGATCCACCTTCAATAATCTCGACAGCTGTGACAGCATTACTTGCAACAGTAACTTTTGCAGTTGCTCCATCCCAATTATTTGGAGAAGCAGAATTAAGTAATTTAACATTATGGTATGTGCCATTTGTTAATCCAGTTCCACCTGTGATTGTTGCAACTGTTTTAATCTGTCCAAATCCGTGTGGTCTATCAAATGTAATAGTGGCAGTTCCAACATTTGTTGATGAGTATGAGGTTGATACTCCACTTATCTTTCTACCATAACCAAAGTCTTTAACAATTTTATCGGTTGCCTCTCTGGTGATACTCTTTCTCTGATCGTTTGTAGATACATCACCTAAAGGATCTCTCTTCGCAAAAGATGCAGAAGCTGGTGGGTTTGAATGATTATTATCTCGATCTAATTGTGGGTATAGATCAACAACATTCTGACCATACTTAAGACCTGTAAACTCTGTTGTTATTGGGTTGTCTGCATGTAAAACAAATAGATGATACACACCATCTTGTATGTCCTTGATATATTCACTTATGGTATCATTACGATAGATATAGTAATTACTCTTCAGATCATTTCTCTCAAATCTAGGGAGTGTGGTGACACGACTTGAAATGTTATTAGTAAAAGTACCAATAGTGTGTGTTACACCTGCGGTATCAGTTGATAAATACTGGAATGTTTTATCATCAACAATGGCAGATACAAGAAATGATCCGTTATAACCTTTATCAAAAACCCCAGTTGTAGTTCCTTGGTTATCTGTTACATTTTTAACGAATATTCTCTCACCAACTTTTAAGTCATGAGGTACATCTGAAATTATCGTGACAGTTGATCCAGATCTTGAAGCAGAAGTAATAAATCTTGGATTACGTTCAAACTCATAATCTTGATCTGTGATAGTAGTTCTAGTGAAGTCTCCTATGTTTCTAACAGCAGTTGAACTTGATTCCTGAATAATGAAACCTTCTTCAGGATTCTTACCATTATCAGTTTCTTTTGGTACAACAACTCTTAACTTATAGATCTTCTCATCTAGTGATCTTTCATCAGGGATTCTCTTTATGAATGACACTGGTGTATTGTTTCCTAATCCACCAACACCAACTGCTGCCAGCGTCTTATAGATGTTGTTATTGTTTTCAACGTGAATATACCAGTTTGAATTACCTGCATCAAATTGTATGGGTGAACCAATATCACCAGATGATTTATCAGAAACTCGACTCTCTATCTTCAGTTCACTACCACCAAAAATAGAAATTGCTGTTCCTAGTTCAGCATTTGTTTTGGATGATGCGACTTTTATTTTGTCTGCTGCTGTCTTAATTGCAAAATAAACTGTATTTTCAACTAAATTTTCTGGTAAATCACCAATATCACTGATGACTCGTATTTTCTCACCAGTTAATATTGTATGAGTTCCAAGTGTTAACTCATTATTGACAGGGCCTGTTGCATCAAATTTCTTAATACTATCAGTTGTTCCTAATGCTTGAGTGCTTCCAGTATTTGCAATCAAGTTATCAACCATGAATACCTTTGCTTCACTTGTTCCATATCCTGCTGCTGCGATTGAGAAATCAACAAATAATTCATCATTTGTTTTAGCACCAACACGATAACCTTGAATAACAACAGGTGGTACATTATCTTTTGTGTTAAATCCAAACAAGTATAGATGACTTGTAATACCAACAGATGTAGTCAAACCAACATCAATTCTTTGCCAATCAATATTAGTTTCTGTGGATGTAATTGCCTTTGGATTTATTATATTTGTTATGAAAGCAGTATTATCTTTCGTAAATGCTTCTTTTTTAAATCCATCAGATGCAATCGCAAACTGTCCGAAGTTTGAGTTAGAGTTTGTAACTGAAGCATCAGCACCTGTTTCTGCATTGAAATGTTTGTTAAATCCAATCGCAAAAACTGACACAATCTGCATGACTGCATCATTAGATAATTTGATATGAGTTGTCTCAAATCCCTTACGATAGACTGCCTGAGAATCTAAATGATATACCTCAGATGCATCAACAGATGAGGATTTGGATGCTAGTTCTGCACCAGTAACTTTACTAATTCCTATACCTTCATAAATTCTTGAAGATGGATTGTATTTAACAAATGCTCTATCATCTTTCTGAAGTGAAATCGCAGTAAACTGAGCAACAACCATAGATTTGAAACCTGTGGCCTTGTCACCATCAGCATGCATACCGTTCATACCAAAAACAGAACGAAGTGATATGTTAAAGATGTATGGAGATGCACCTGTGACAGTATCAGTTTCAATAGTTACTGTCGCATTTGATGAGTTTGGAGTTGCGGGTAGATCTGTATCAACAAATGGAAGTAAGTATGTAAATACAGTTTCACTCGTTACATTTTGTACTTTTGTTGAAATATTATAATCTAAAGCACTCGCTGGAGACACACCTTTTATTTTTATTGGTGTACCTGTGGTCAGTCCATGAGCCGTGGCAGTTGTGACTGTAATAACTGTGCTAGGTGTAGATCCATCACCAGACTTTATACTTGAGATGTTAATTGGGTCTGATGCAAATGCTCCAACTATTTCAAATTCTGGTCTCTGTGGAGCAAAACCTAGATCATTAGCAGGAAATCTATCGATTTGACGGACTGGTCTCTCCGTAGAGTTGAATGAGTTAGATAACTTACTATAGTAAATATCTAAATCAGTTAGATTAAATCTAGTATCTATGTTTACACCATCTGCATATTCAAAACAAGTTAGTTTGTGGTGAGAAAATGTAGGAGTTGATCTATTTGTATTACTAAAATCAACTGGGTCTGTAAATACTGTGCCTGATTGATCACCATCAAAAATAGAGAACTGCCAGAAATAACATGTACCAGTTAATCTAAAAATCGCTGATCCTGATACTGCACTATCTGTGGGGTTGGGTACATACTTTGGTCTTATCTTTGTCTTTCTTAAGTCCAATCCAACAAGTGATGTACCACGAGGAACAATAACACCACCATTAATACTGTTAAATTTGTAAAGAATATTATCTTCTTGTGTTAGGTCAAAGTTTGAAGTTAGAGTTAGAGAAAGTGTTGCTGTAGCAGCAGTTTCAGTTCCTGCAGGTGATACTGCTGTTGCTGTGCTACCAACTGCTTTTATACCAAAACCGGGTCTGTTATCAACAATATGTTCACCGGGAAAAAGTAATATTGTTGTCTTTTCGATTAGGTCGTTATTATTTCCTTCTACATATGAAAATCTAGCGGACTCCAATAAAGCCCTTTGGATTGTCTTGAAAGGTTGTGCTAATGAATTACCTTGATTCGTGATCGCATCAGTTGCATCAAGATCATTCGGATTTACATAAAGAATCTTACCCTCAGTGTTCTTTATAAAATTCTCTAACTTATTAAGTGGCATCGCTCATCTACAAAGTATGTCTTCTATCTATTTATCCCCTTTCTGTCTCTGTAATTCTCTTTGAACAGATTGTTGTATTTCTGCCTTACGTGCTGATGCTTTTGCTCTTGCCTGTTTTACTGCTGCTCTCTTCTGTCTTAGGTCATCAGTAGCAATGTCACCATGATGAACTTCAGACTCAGACTCTTTTGGTTTAGATGGTTTAGAGTCAGCAGTTTTGTACTTTGCGACAGCAGCCTTTTGTCTAGCACGAAGTGCTGCTACCTTATCTGCATCCTCTGAAAATTGATTAAACTTTTTCATCTGGTTTTTTTCTTTTTCTAATTTTTCTATCTCTTTGTGGAACCACAGAAATATCTGTAAACATTATCATATCATCTTCCATAAACGTCTTCACCACTTCAAAAACACCCATAAATTCATCTGTACTTTGACAGTACACAACTTGAACATCTCCCTCATCACTTAATATTGTAAAAGATCTTGAACATATATCTACAACCGTTTTGACCACAGATGCATCGTTCATAGAAGACTCCTTTTTTTATATCATAACATATATAGGGTTTTTAGTCAACCTAAGTTTTCATGATATAGCATAACGCATAATATGGTGGTCGGTTTTCGTGTGATTGTCCACCACCT